GGAGGTGTCCATTGGGCATTAAATTATACCCCCACCAGTTAAAAGCAATAAGTGAAATGCGCAATGGCTCCGTCCTCAAAGGTGGTGTCGGCACTGGTAAGTCTCGTACGGCTGTCGCATATTACTACACGAAAGTATGTAAAGGCCAAGTACGCACCAATGGTGAGGGTGAGACCACGCCTATGGCTAACCCTGTGGATTTGTATATAATTACTACAGCTAAGAAAAGAGATAAGAAAGAATGGGAAGGCGAATGTGCACCCTTCACCTTATCTAATACAAGGGCTTTTAGTATGAATGAAGTGCAAGTTACTGTAGACTCTTGGAATAATATCCAAAACTACATAGATGTTGAGAACGCGTTCTTTATCTTTGACGAGCAGCGCTTAGTTGGCTCTGGTGCTTGGGTTAAATCATTCATCAAGATAGCTAAGAACAATCGTTGGATTATACTAAGTGCGACGCCTGGCGATACATGGATGGACTATGTTCCCATATTCATAGCCAACGGGTTCTACAAGAACCGAACTGAGTTTATCAGGAGGCACGTAGTATATAGCAATTTTTCTAAGTTTCCAAAGATCGAACGATATGTCGAACAAGGCGTGCTGCAGAAGTTGCGCAAAAGAATTCTTGTAGACATGCCATATACTAGACATACAGTTAGGAAAGTTGAAGATGTTAGAGTTTCTTATGATACTGCTGTGTTTGATCGTGTTTATAAAGATCGCTGGAATATTTTTGAAGATCGCCCTATTCGCGATGTTGCTGAGTTGTTTATTGTTATGCGTAAGCTTGTTAACTCTGATCCTTCAAGGTTAAGACGAATAAGATTACTAGCTAAGAAACATCCAAAGCTTATCATCTTTTATAACTTCGACTATGAGTTGGAGCTTTTAAGGACGCTAGGTAGTAAGCTAAATGTGGAAGTGGCTGAGTGGAATGGCCACAAACATCAGGAGATTCCAGAGTCTGACTCATGGATATATCTTGTTCAGTACACCGCAGGAGCTGAAGGATGGAACTGTACGGATACGGACGCTACCATATTCTATAGTTTAAACTATTCATATAAGCTAAACGAACAGGCAAAAGGTCGCATCGATAGGCTAAATACGGAGTTCACGGATCTATATTACTACATCTTGAGCTCTGATTCACTCATCGATAAGGCTATCAAGCGTGCTTTATCGTCTAAAAAGAGCTTTAATGAGTCCGATTTAGGTCTTTCAAGCTATCACAATTAGTGCACATAGTGGCCATTTCCTACCCATTTGCCCACTTTCAAAAAATTTTGTGATAGTTTTGTACACACTTTTTAGGGGTCGGTGGCCACTTTTGTGGGTTTCTGCCCACTTTTGAAATCAGTTTTGGCCACGAAAAACCTAAGGTTTGTGATAGTAACTTCCTTGTGGTTAAAGGGAAGTTAATTTTGTAAGGACGCTCTGTGGCCAGAAACCCACTTTATACTACTAAAACTTTATTAAGAGAAAAAGTATTATATAAAAGAGTTTCATTACAAATTATTTTTGGCCACAATAAAGTGTGTATTTAGTCACGCATTAAAAACAAGGCATATAATAGAAGGAGTAGAATGTCACTTATAAACATTCCATTTATTTTTTGGGTAGCCCATAATGGCTGAAAGAGATTTCCAAGCTAAGCTTATTAAAGAGCTAAAGGTTCTATTTGAAGGTTGTGTTATTTTAAAGAATGACTCAGCTTATCTTCAAGGAGTTCCTGATTTGTTAATTTTATACAAAGATAAATGGGCTATGCTCGAAGTCAAAGATACAAGATCATCGCGTCGTCGTCCTAACCAGGATTACTACATTGATCTCTTAGACTCTATGTCATATGCCGCATTTATCAGTCCAGAAAATAAAGAGGATATAATCAATGACCTTCAACAAACATTCGGAATTTTCAGGTAAGCACGCTTTCTTAAGCGCTAGCAAATATCACTGGATTAATTATTCAATTGATAAGTTAGATAATACTTACCGCACAGCACTAGCTGCTGCTAAAGGAACTGAGCTTCACGAATTTGCTTTTCAGGCTATCAAGCTTGGTATCAAACTTCCAAGAACTCAGAAGACTTTAAACATGTACGTCAACGATGCTATTGGTTATCGTATGACACCAGAACAGATTCTATTTTATTCTGTTAACTGTTTCGGGACTGCTGATGCTATCTCATTCAAGAACAATTTTCTTCGTATTCATGATCTTAAGACTGGTATTACTGCCACTTCAATGAAGCAACTGGAAGTATACACAGCGATGTTTTGTCTAGAGTACGGTTACAAACCATATGAAATTGACATTGAACTTCGAATCTACCAAAACGATCAAGTAGTAGAACACGTTCCAGAGGTTGATGATATTACTCATATCATGGACAAGATTGTTACATTTGACAAGCAAATCGAGTTACTGAAAGCGGAGGCATTATCGTGACTGATGACAACGAATTAATGCACGTTGGAACACCTCGACACTCTGGGCGATATCCTTGGGGGTCTGGTAAAAATCCAAATCAACGTAATAAGACTTTTCTTACATATGTTAAAGATTTAGAAAAACAAGGAATGTCGCAAGCCCAAATTGCAAAAGGTATGGGTATTTCCACTACTAAGTTGCGTGCTGAGATATCTATCGCTAGCTCACAACAACGTAATGAGAAAGCTGCGGCTGTAAAGAACCTTAAGGATCAAGAATATTCTAACGTAGCTATTGGTGCTAAACTTGGTATTCCAGAATCTTCAGTGAGAGCTATTTTAAAAGATTCTGAAAAAGACGATAAAGATATCGTTCAATCAACAGCTTCTATGCTTAAAGATGAAGTTGCCAAGAAGAAATACCTAGACGTCGGTGAGGGAACTGAAAACTATATTGGAGTAAGTAAGACTCGTCTTAATACTTCTTTAGAGGTTCTTAAAAACGAAGGATATCGTGTAGATCGTTTAAAGATCATGCAACAGGGAACTGGTAAGTATACAGAATTTAAGATTCTATCAGAACCAGGAACTACATACAAAGATGTTATTCGTAATAAAGAACAGATATCTTTCTATGGTCAAGTTCAATCCCACTCTGCTGATGGCGGTCGTTCTTTCTTAGGAATTAGACCTCCGACTAATGTTAGTTCTAAAAAGATTGAAATAGCTTACGCAGAAGACGGTGGAGCATCTAAGGATGGAATCATCGAGCTTCGTCGTGGCGTTAAAGATCTTGACATGGGTAAAGCAAAATACGCTCAAGTTAGAATTGCTGTTGATGGAACACATTATCTTAAAGGTATGGCTGTGTATGCAGACGACCTTCCAGATGGAATCAACATCCGATTCAACACCAACAAAAATAAAGACACACCTAAACTTAAAGTTTTGAAAGAAATGAAGAAAGATTTAGATGGTAACATCGATTCTGATAATCCTTTCGGTGCCGTTATTAAACAAGGTGGACAGCGCGGAGCTTTAAACATTGTTAATGAAGAGGGTGACTGGTATAAATGGTCAGGCAAACTATCTTCTCAAATGTTATCTAAGCAGCCAGATAGTCTAATCAGAAAACAACTTGGTATTACTTATGATATTAAGAAGTCTGAATTTGACAACATCATGTCTCTTACAAACCCTTCAGTTCGTAAGATGTTGCTTGATAAATTTGCTGATGATGCCGACGCTTCCAGTGTTAGCCTAAAAGCTATAGGTTTACCAAGAACTAAAAGCCATGTAATTATTCCATTTCCAAAGATGAGCGAAACTGAAGTTTATGCTCCTCAATTCAACAATGGAGAGAAAGTCGTTCTTATTCGTCACCCACACGGTGGACGATTTGAAATTCCAGAACTAACAGTCAACAACAAAAATGCTACTGCTCAAAAGATAATTGGGCGAGCTACTGATGCTATCGGTATTAGTCCTAAGGTTGCTGAACGTTTGTCTGGAGCAGACTTTGATGGTGATACAGTACTTGTTATTCCTAACAAAACTGGAGCAGTTAAATCACACCCCGCTCTTAAAGATCTAAAGGATTTCGATCCAAGAACTAGATATAAAGAGTACCCTGGAATGAAAGTAATGAGCAACACTCAAACACAAATGGGCGTTGTATCTAATCTTATTACAGATATGACAATTCGTGGAGCTAGCTTCCCCGAAATCGCTAAGGCTGTTAAACATTCAATGGTTGTTATCGATGCCGAGAAACATCGACTTGATTATAAGCAGTCATATATTGATAATGATATTGCTAATCTAAAGAAGAAGTATCAAGGTATTAGCGGTAAAGGTACCGGAGCAACTACTCTTATTTCTAGAGCTAAATCCAAAGAGTATGTTCTTGATAGAAAGCCTAGACCAGCTGCATTAGGCGGTCCTATCGATCCTAAGACTGGCGAGAAAGTATATGTTCCTACTGGTGAAACATATACGACCAAGTCAGGTGAGGTCGTAACTAAGAAGATTAAATCAACTAAGATGGGTGAAACTAAGGATGCATATAAGCTATCCTCAGGCACTGCTGTTGAAGGCATCTATGCTGACCATGCTAATAAACTAAAGAGTTTAGCAAACGATGCAAGAAAGTCTTCTTATTCTACAAAGACAATTAAGTACTCTCCTTCTGCTAAGGAAACTTATAAAGCAGAAGTTGATTCGTTAAATGCTAAACTTAATATTGCTAATAAAAACAAGCCCCTAGAAAGACAAGCTCAACTATTGGCAGGCTCGATCGTTTCGGCAAAGAAACAATCAAACCCCTCCATTGATGCAGATGCCCTTAAGAAGATACAAGGACAGGCTCTAGTTGAGGCGCGTATTAGAACAGGTGCTAAGAAGAGCGACATTAAGTTTACCGATAGAGAATGGGAAGCCCTCCAGTCTGGAGCAATCAGTGCCAGTAAGCTAGACGAGATGCTTAAGAAGTCAGACATAGATAGAGTTAAAGAACTGTCTATGCCTAGAGTTAACAAGGTCATGTCTCCTGCTAACTTGGCTCGTGCTAACAGTATGTTGGCTGCTGGTTACACACAGGCTGAGATAGCTTCTGCATTAGGTGTGCCCACCAGTACACTTAACTCGTCATTGACTGTACAGGAAGGATAGTGATGGCTACTGTTAAACACATGCTAACTACTATCGACAATCCTTACGATCCATTTGATGAGTTCGATCTATGGTTGGGCTATGACGAATCTAATGGTTACTTTTCATCCCCCCTCCTCGCCAGAGTGGCATACTACTCTGATGAGATGAGTGAGGCTGATCAGGACTTAGCAATCGATAAAGCAATTGATGAAATTATTAAAGAAGACCCATTATTAATCTTTAAAAAGGTTTCTAAAGAGGTTTAAATAATTTCATAACGGTAGGGGAGGGGGGCCTCGCAAAATAGACC